TAGAACTGGTCCTGCATTATTTCAGGCTGGATTAGCTGAACAGGGAGCTTTACAAACTGTAGGTCAACAGAAAAGAGAATTAGCTCAGTCAGCACTTGATGAGGCTTATGGTAAATTTCTGGAAGAACGATCCTTTCCACAACAAACACTGGCCGATTATTCTGGTATGGTTTATGGTAATCCTTTAGCTAGAATACCTTCTAGGACTACAACAACTACTGGAACTCCGGGTGCGCCGGGAATTGGACAGCAGATGCTTGGTCTGGGATTAACAGGACTTAATATTTATGGTGCTGGTACTATGGGTGGTACTCAAGGTTTTAACTGGGGTGCTGCTGGTAAAGGTATGTTAGGTGGAGCCATGAGAGCAAAGGGAGGTAGACTGTCTGGATTGTCTAATCTTCCTGTGGTTAGGAGACAGAATAGTGGAGGGGTTTGGGATAAGCTGGAACAAATAGATGTAGTTGAAGAAGTTGATAAACCTCTTTTTACTCTTCCCGGTCTTAGAGAGAAAGTAGAAGTTGATAGTGAAACAATAGCTTTAGGGGAAAATCCACAATTAGATCCAGAAAAAGTTAGGGCTATGAGGGAAAAAAGTATAGGCGAAATACAGGATATATTTTCATCAAGTGAAGGAAGAGAAAAAGAATTACTGGATGCCTACCTGAAAAGAAAAAAAGAATTAATAGGAGAAGAAGAATATCCCTTTTCTAATATTCAGAGTGCTATATCAGCAGCAATGGATGAACCTACTATTGCTATGGGAATAATTAGAGGAATAGAGAAAGCTGGTAAACTAACAAAAGCTGATAAAAAAGAAATTAAGTTAGCTGAACTTGAGATGTTAGGGGAAGAGTTTGGACTTGAGAAAGAACAGCTAGAGAAAAAAGAAAGAAGGGCTTTAAATATATTTGAAAGAAATTCTTCTTTAAGAAAAAGATTATTAAGTCTGCCGTCTGAACTTAGAGATAAAGTTAGGGAGAAAATAACTTTCTTAAAGGGTAATCAAATTAAAGATGCTACGATTGCTAAACTTATTGCTGAAGCTGAAGAGAAATTAAAAGGAGATACTAAAGGATATACTATGGGAATACGTGGTGCAGATCTACCAGTTTTACTACAAACAATAAAAAATCCTGATACTGGAATTTCTTTTATGCCGGGAGGTAGAGAGGAGCAAAGTCTTGCAGGTATGGCTGCTAAGAATGAAGCTCGTAAAATAATTGATGAAGCTGCTAAAAAATGGGGAATAGGTAAAAAATCTGGTACAGTTTATGCAGCACAAGAGGCAGCATTAAATAGTGATGAAGGTGTTAGAAGGATAGCTGCTGCCGTAGCTGCTGTTTCTGGTGGTGCTGGAGGTACTGGAGGTGCTGGTGCTGGAGGTACTGGTAGTGGTGCTGGAGGTACTGGTAGTGGTGCTGGAGGTACTGGTGTTGGTAGTCGTGCTAGTCAGGTCATTTTAAATCAATTGAAGCAGCAGTATGGGGGTCCGTTCTAAATTTTAATCTTTATTTTTAGAAAGTACTAACATGGCAGTAGATATACAAACTAAACTCTTTCAGGAAACGGCTTCTGAATTAGAGGATATAATTAATAAAAATCCTGAGATTGGTCAAAGATCAGATCTTATGAATACGTTTATTAAGGAAAAGGGATTAGATCCTAAAGAGTTTTACACTGCTTATAAAGAATTTGATGATGCTAGACAGGCAGGGGAAACTGACTTTAGGCCGGGGATTGATTTAGGAGAGAGTGTTCCAGCTAATATAGCTGAGTCTTTAATTAATCCTCCTGCTAGATTTGCTGGTAGAGTTGTAGGCGAACTTGCCAGAGGGGCTGAAGATCTTTATAGATACGTTACCCCTGATGAAATAGAAACAGAAATAGATAATAAAGTATCTGAAGTCACAGATGCTGTACTTCCTAAACAATTTAAGAAAGACTTGTTAGCTATCCTTGATCCCTATCATGGAGATGGTACTTTAGGTATGGTAGAAGATGTGGGAGGACAAATAGCATCTTTCTTTGTTCCCTTCTCTATTATTAGTAAAGCAGGAACTTTAACTAAAGCTGGTAAAATTGGGGATACAGCAGCAGACTTTTTAAATAAAGCTACTTCTACTAAATTGCGAAAGGGAGCCGCCGTTGGTCTTAATGCTGCTGCTTCACAAACATTTATAGAAGGAACAGATAAAAGAAAAAGTTTTGTTTATAATGATGCTTATGATGAAATTATGAATGATGAAGATGCTGTTAAAGCTTTAGAAAAATTACAGAACAATCCAGAAGATGTAGACAGTGAGCTTTATCTTACTAATTTTTTAATTAATTTAGGAATAGAAGGAGTAGCTGTTGGTGCATTTTTAGGTGGTAAGCATTTATTAAAAAATACTACGTCTGGTCAAAAGATAACTCAATTGGGAAGAAAGTGGATTGATAAACGCTTTGGAAGCAGACAAGGGACAGACGATAAAACTCTTGAGTTAGTTGTAGAAAGAAACTTTGCAGCACAGAAAGCTATGGCAGAGGCTGATGGTCTTGCTAGTGATTTAAAAAAATCTCTTAATGCAAATGATTTAAAAGGTAAGACCCCAGAAGATAAAGAAGTTTTTCTAGAGAGCATAGTTAATACAGCTTTAAGTGGGGGAAAGAAACAATTAAATATGTTGTCACCAGAATCTAAAGATATTATTACAAAGATGAGAAATAATTTAGATGAGCTTTCTGGTAAATTAAATGAAACAGTATTTAAAGGTAAGATGAAAATAAAAGTAGATAAGAAGTTAGGAACTTATATAACAAGATCCTATCGTTTTTTTGATGATCCTAAATATAAAGGGCAAATACTAAAAAGTGTTAATTCTTATTTAAATTCTGGTAGAGCTAAAGCTTTAGCAAAAGAAAATCTTTCTGATGCTGATAATCTTACCCATGCTGCTTATGAATTTTTACGAAAACAAAATCCAAAACTAAATGAACAAGAACTACAACAGAAACTTCTTGAATTGGTTTCGGATAAAGCTCAGAGTGTAGCTTTCTTTGATACAGTTGTAACTAAAAATTTATCAGGAACAGCTAAAGCTGGTAAAAAAAGAATGCCTGTCCCTAATGAAATTAAAGCATTATGGGGAGAATACAAAGATCCCTTTAATAATTATATGAAAACATATGGTAAACTTTCTGAGATGAAAGCTGAAGATGATTTCATGAGAGGGTTAACTGAACATCTTACAGCCGAAGCAAAAGCAGGAAGAGGAGTGCTAACAAAAACACCTGCTCAAGCAATAGATGATACAGGAGTAAAGCCGACCTTTGAAGATATTGCTAAGGAAAGGGCAAGAGCAGTTTTTCATAGAGATGCTGCCCAAAAGTATCTGGATAATCCTGATATTAAAGGACTGTATGTTTCTAAAGAATATGAAGATATTATAAGAACCTTATTAGATGAGCCTGAAATGAAGAAATGGTGGTCTAAACTTTGGGCTACATCTAAAGGTATAACACAAGCAGGAAAAACTATATATAATCCTGCCACTCATGGAAGAAATACAATGGGTAACATGGCTTTAATGGTAGCCAATGGTATGATGCCTATTGGTGGTAAGGGTACAAAGAAAGCATGGGATGCTACATGGGCTAGAATAGGAAAGAAAAGTAATGAAGAATTAGGAGAGTATTTAGGAAAGATGATTGGGTATGGTCTTGCTGATAGTAGTGTTACTCTTAATATTATCAGAAAAAACTTGGGAAGAAATCCTAATACTGTCTTGCAAAAAGTATCTGATAATGCAGTAGCCAGATTATATGAAGGAGAAGACTTTTTATTCAAGGCTATGCATTTTGAAAAGACAAAGAATTATTTAACTAAAGCTAGAAAACCTGAACTACTAAAAGAATTAAAAAAATCAGATCCTACCTTATCTGAGTCTCAATTAAATGCTATGGTAGATGGTCAGATCGAACAATTAGCTGCTCAAAGAACCAGAGATCTGATGCCTAATTATAATTTATTACCCAAGGCTGTAAAGAAACTTAGATATATGCCTATTGGAGACTTTGCTGGATTTGCAGCAGAGATTGCCAGAGTATCAAAGAATTTAGTTAAGTATACCTTTGATGATGTCTTGAGTGGTAATAAAGAATTACAGAAACAAGCTGCTAAAAGATTAGGAGGAATGACAAGTGCTGCTTTACTTCCCACAATCATTGAAGAAGAAAGTGCTGCTGTTTTTGGTATTGATCCTGAAGAGAGAGAAGCACTCAGTCATATTGATAAAAAATATTATACGAATGTCAATAGAATATACTTGAGTCCCATCACAACAAACTCTAGAGGAAGAAAACAAGTAGAAAGAATGATGTTGGGTGGAATAGATCCATTTAATTCTATTAAAATTGCAGCTAGAGCAGCACATCAAGCATTATTATCTGAAGATTTAAATCCTCAAGTATGGTCTAGAACAGCACTGGCCGCTCTTGATTCTTCTCTTGGTCCTGTACTTGGCACATCTATGTTGACAGATACTCTTTTAAGAATAGCTAATGGTGATGATTGGGCAGCTTATAATGAAAATACAGCTATAGGTTCTGCAATGAGAAGCATGGCTAGAACTTACGATTTAGATAATAGTGTGACAAGAGGAGCCTCGATGCTTGCTCAAACATTTGAACCGGGATTTATTTCATGGGTACAGAAAAGAGCTAACTTTGAGAATCAGATGAATGATAAAGGAGAAGCCTATAGTAATTTTTATACGCCTCTACCTACTGCAATAGGGAAATTAAAAACTGGTGATCAATTTCTGGACACTACAATAAAAGATGTGGGAAGTTTAGTTGGATTAAATCCAAGCATACAAGATATATCAGGGAGTGTAAGACAAAATTTAGGTGAACCTTTAAGAGACATTGAAGATGCTGATGATAATTTTATACAACAAATATCAAGACCTAATATTACACCAGAAGAATTTAATAATATGTATATAGATTATATTAATTCTCAGAGGGATAGGCGTGATGGTTATGTATATCTTAAAGGAATGCTTGAGTACTATAATCAACTTGGATTTACTCCTGAAGATTATAGAAAGGGCTTTACTAAAACTGATTTTGATAGAGGATTTACAAATAAAAAAATGGGGCAAATACAAAATGCTTTAGGAAATAGATTTAGACCTTCTTATATACCTAATAATGTTATTGGAAAGGTACAACAACAAACAAGAGGACAGTTTAATTTTGCACCTATATTTCAAATGCAACGTGAATTAGATGGTTCTGCAATAGAGGACTAACCATGCTTGAACTAGGGCCAAGAGAACTCCTGACATTTGGTATAGTACTGGCTGGTGTAGCAACTACATGGGGCGTACTTAAAGCTACCATCAGATCTATTATAAATCAACTGGATAGTATGAAACAAAACGTAACAGAAATCTTTACCCGAATAGATAAGGTAGAAGCAAGACAAGCTGTTGCTCTATCCTCTATTGATGTCATGGCAAAGGACATACTCTCTCCTCAAATTCTGAAGGAAAGATCTGAGAGAGATGGAGCTATTGAAATGAGACTAACAGCTATGGAAAAAGATCTGGATAGGTTCTATCGAATGCATAATGGAACACATCCCCCAACAGTAAAAGAAAAGGAAGAAGAATAATGTGGGAGTACTTTAGTGTTGAAGAACTTAAGTGCAAGGGTACAGATGAGTGTCAGATGGACACAGACTTTATGAAAAAACTGGAAGCTTTACGTAAGGAATTTAATCAGCCTATGATTATCAGTTCAGGATACCGACATGAGTCTTACAATCAGGTTATAGGAGGGGCCAAGAACTCTCCACATCTGTATGGTAAAGCCGTAGATGTCTTGGTCAGTGGTAAGGCTGCCTATAGATTAATGAAGTTGGCTATCCAACATGGCTTCACAGGGATAGGAGTATCTCAGAGAGGGTCACATGATAGCAGGTTCCTGCACATAGATACAATGGACAATACTAATGTCCATCCCAGACCGTGGATATGGAGCTATAAATGAGTGACTTAGTACCTACAAAGAAAAGAACAAGGGTAGGACGTACTGTCTACAAAACTAAGAAGGGAAAAGATGTCTCTGAATTAGGAGTTAGTATTCCTATAGACAAAGAGAAGACACACTGGCTTAATGCTCCCAGTATTTATAAGGGTAAAAAATATACTGACGATCAGGTATGGGATATGTTCCTTGCAGGTAAAATAAAACCCAGCGAATATGAAATTATAAAAGGAACAAAGAAAGATGCTACTGCTGCATCTAAAAAAAGAAGTGCTGGACTACTGAAGAAAAAGAAAAAGGGTGGATACTTAGGGGTAGGTCAGGCATTAAGAGGGTATGGAGTAGTCAGAAAAGGTTAAATGCTTTATACGGGCCATACAGCCTCATACAGGAGAAGTAGCCTCTTCAGGCTGGGGTAGGTCCAGAACCTCCTCTACACCCCCCTCAGTGACGCTCTCTGTCCCTCCATTTTCCTCCTCCTCCTCTATAATATCAAAGTCACACTTAGAGATGAGGTCATATACCTTTTCTTCACCTAAAACATTCAAACATCCTATGATTGCACCCTCTAAAGTTTCTTCATCCATAGTTGCATTAAGATCTGAGGTAGCTCCCCTTACTCTGGAGAGTAATTCAAGTGCTTTGATTGCACTATTAGTATGTCCATTGTTTTTAGCATACTCGTATTGTTTTTCTATCTCACTTATCACATCAACATTTGTTTCCAGTTCCTGTTCAAGATTATTTATTCTTTCCTGAATCTCATCTAACTGGAGAAGCCTGTACCCCTGAGTAGCGGCAGATGCTTTTGCATATCCTGCTGTTCTGGCAGCTTCAGTAGCATTCCTGTGAAGGACATAAGCTTGAGCAAACTTTTCCTGTTTGTCATTTAACATAGTAAGATACCAATCCATTAATTAATAAGACAAGAGAGACAGCATTGATAACTAGCAAAGCTCTGTCATTCCAGATGATAGCCACAATAAACCATCCAAACATTCCAATGGCATGAACCATCAGGTTAAGGGGATAGATATTATTACTGGTCAGGATAACTCCTACGACTAGTATGATTGAAGCTATCCATTTAATATACCAATCAAGAGTATGGGTTGGTGTTTGTTTATTTAATTTAGTCATACCTGAAAACTCTCTCCGCATCCGCACATGGATTCTACATTAGGGTTATCAATCATAAGACGCTGACCAAAGATATCCTTCTTATAGTCCACCGTCATTCCTGCTACATAAACACTGGAGATATTATCAATGACAAGCTTACCTGTATCCAGATCTATAATGAAGTCATCGATAATATCATCGAACTCTTCCTCACTGACAAGCTGCCAATCATAGGTAAAGCCAGAGCATCCTCCGCTGTTAACTGCTAGTCGAATAGCAGCTACCTTATTCTCTGCAACAACAGAGGATAGATGTATGTCAGCATTGTCAGTCAGCTTTATCATCTTTAGTTTGTAACCTCAATCCTTCAGCAGAAAGGGTAAAACCTTCTCCCCATAATCCACTATTCCAAAGTAAAGTTTCTTCTATAGCTCTATGTTCTGTAGAAAAACTATCCCATATTTCTGGTTGGCCCTCGAAATGATTTATAATAACTTGCCAACCAAATTGACTAGCTCTTACTTCAGCCCATCCATTATTTTTTGCCATTTTTACCTGACAGATATTTAGGATTACCTGTACCTGACAGCTTTTTATTTAGCCAGATACAGAACCTCCACTGCAATTTATAAAGCCACTTAATCATTGCTTCATATTATTTCTTTGTACGCCTTTCCATTTCTCAGCAGTTCTCATACCACCAAGACCTAGTAAGGCTAGGGTTAAAGACATAAGACCTTCTGTTTGTATGACAGGTAAAACAAGATCTGCACCACTAACAGCAATACCCCATACGGCTATAGGCTGAAAGACAAACTGCCAACCCAGACCAAAGGCACATATCCACATGATGGCAGGTCTAGCTCCAGCCACAAAGATACTGGAATGTTTAGCTTGTTCCAGATTTGTCTGTGCTTGTGCCAGATCCAGTGATATGATCTGTGATTTAAGTTCCGCATTAAGTTTTGTCTTGAGATCTTTATCTTCAACAAACTTATCAAGAACTTTACCTGCTACTCCTACTACTGATTCTACTATTCCTAACATTATTTTTTCTCCTTAATTAAATGACCTATTGTCATTTTTATTTTCCTATTAAAAAATTACATGATATACTTATTCTTGGATTATCTGTAGAATTTTTATTAACTCCGTGTTCTAACCAAGATGGAAAAAATATAACCTCTCCCGGCATACTTTTTGCCGGACCCAATCTATGGGCACCCATTATGCCAAAGTATTTATCCTTTAGATACAAGTAAGAAGAATCCGTATCTTTTCTTACCCTTGGATCACTAAAATATAATGGAGCTTTATAAGTTTCTGTTACATAATAAGAACAAGACCAATGGGAATTACCATGAACATGGTTTAAATTATAATGCCCATATCTATTTACATTTGCCCAATCTCCATTTAACAAGAATTTTACATCATCTATATAAATTTCATTTTTTATAGATAAAATACACTCAAACAAAAAATCTTTAATTCCAGAAAAACCATCTTCTTCCAATATAGCATCTTCACTCTGCCATCCACCTACATTAGAAACATTTTTACTTGATTCACTTTTCTCTTTTTCCAGAATTATTTCTTTTATTTTATCGTTATCTATAATTTCATTCTTAAAAGAATATATTTCGGTTGGCCATAATAGCTGGTTGACACTCATCCTCGATACTCTGCCTCCTCCTTTTGAAATTGTATTATTCTGGGGTAACTATCTATCTGATATCCTTGTGTTAGAACAGTATCAATATCATCTTCAAAGAAGCCGTCAAAGAAAGGATAGATAATAAGATCTTTATGGTTGCGACTTTCATGTGCCAAGAATTGTAACCAATCCTGATGATGGAATACTGAGACATGAACATTCGTACCGTCTTTGAATTTTTTCAGAGCTTCAAAGCAAGCCACATTTACAAAGACCATCTTCTTGGCGTAAGAAAATATTTCTTTAAGAACCCATCCCAGATCTTCTTCTGGTATATGTTCCATAACATCAGTACATATAACTGCATCATACTTTTCTGTAGGTAAGATCTTAAAATCTTCATAGCCGGGATCATAAAGATGGTATGAATCCAGATTCCAGAAATAAGGGAGGGGTTCCTTTATTACATCTGTTACACTTTCATAATGTTCCTGCATATAAAGATGTCCCTTCCCACACCCATAATCCAGTAAGGTTTTACAGGCATTACCTTCCAGAAAATTTTTAATATAATGTACATACTTTACAAGACTTCTTCCATTAAAGATACCATACCCAGAATCATGCATGGCTTTATATTCTTTTAGGTAAGCTCTATATCTCTTGGAAGGATTATCCCTGCTAAGTTTTGGATCAAAAACTATAGGCTTGCGAGAAACTGTTTGACCTATAACTTCAATATCACTTGGCATTGTAGTACTCCTCAAATGCAGGTCTGTTTTCTTTTTCCAGAGCAATATCCCAGAGATCTGCTATCATTGTACCTTCACCATGAAAGGTAAGAACTCCTTCCAATCCTTCATCTGAGAAGACCTTCTCACAATCCTGTGCCATTGCCAGTAGCTCACCAGTAGTCCAGTAAGTTTTCTCCTTGACATTAACCTGTATGTACTTAGGCTTGGGAGTTTCTCCACCATCTACATCACCTGTAGTTTCAGTCTTCTCTTCATTGGTAGGCTCATCCCGACAACATTCAAAACCAAACAGATGTATGTCTCTGAAGCCCATTGTATGCAGCATACCTATACCTCTCATGGCAGCACATGTACCACCAGTAATCAGAGTAGATCCTTCAGGTATGCCCAGATCCTGTGACAGCTTTACCTGTCTGTTCTGTATCTGATGTCCCTTCTCTGTATCATTTCTAAGTGAGTCAGTAAATGCGTGCCATCCCCAGATCTGTCCTTTGTTTTCTATGAGATGATTTGTTACAGAAGGATCAGTCATAGAGGCTACAAAGAATTTAGTATCAGGATCTACTTTCTTAAATAAATCTTTGCGAACAATGTTATGTGTGGATACACCAGTAATAGGTCTGGGATCAAGAATGATACAACCCCAAGGGTGTATGTCATGTTCAAGTAACTTTGGATAAGCATGTTTTACCGTCACTATTTTTACATCAGGATTTTCTATGGTAAATTCTTTTACCTTTTTGTAATCCAGATAAGGACCAGCAGAAATAACAGCAGCCCTCTCCTTATGTACAGGATGTTTGGTGAGCCACTTCTTGGGATCAATCAAGGTCATGTTAGAATTAATATTATTCTTTATGTAATCTTTAGGAACACAATCTCTGGGATGTACTATGATAGGTACTCTCTTAAGATCTTCGGGGATGTCTTCTAGAGAGGAATCATGAAGAAAAACCACAAGATGAGTATTACCACCGCCAACCACTTTATCACCCGAAGGTAATATGTATTTTCTAGTTGCCGTAGACTCATCAAAGTTAGTCCAGCCGTCTTCCGTTGTCTCTTGTGCATCCACTTTCTTTGTAGGTACATCATCAAATACATGTTTAACTCCCTGATATTTTTCTGGAGGAATGCCTTCATCATCATCCGTAGTAAAGTAATGATCAGCTACAACTACTGGTACATATTTAAGAACTTTATATTCTGCTTCAACAGTCTCCTTACTGTTACCACTTCCCATCAAAGCAAAGTCAACATCACTTATTTCCTCAGTTCTTAATAAGCGATCAAGTGTTTCTCTGACATTCCCCTTATACAATTCAAAAGTAAAAGTCTTGTCTTCCTTATCCTTGATGTGCTTTGTAAATTCTTCCAGCCTGTTTCTTACAGCCTGTATAGTATTATGAGGCTTGACATTAAACTCTACATGGTCTGTCTCTGTAGTACCATCCTCAAACAAATCAAAGCCAATGTAATGAACCTTATCCTTATGTTTGAATGCAGACAGGGCCATCTCAATAGCTCTCCCTCCATTCCATGCTCCGCTTTCCAGTATACATTCAGGCTTATAGAACCTGATAATGTCTGCCAGTTGTCTGTATCTGTTGGGAAGGATGTCAGGAGATGTTTCAGTATCAGACAATTTAATAATGCGTTGACCATCCTTATCTCTAACAGCCATGTTCTTTCGATCTTCCAGACTGACAATCATCTCAGAGATAACAGAATGTTCAGGATCAATCTCATGTACCTGCATCCCATGAGCCTCATAGATAGTTCTTAATCTATTAAGAATAAAAGTATCATGCCATTCCCTGTAGTTGGAGAACTCTCCTGAAATAAAAGCTCCTCTTAAATCTCCTAGTAAATCTACTGGAGTTTGTCTGCACAAATTATAGGCAGTTAAGTAAGCAGAGTCCTTTAAAGTAATCATATCTACTTTATCAGAGTTCTCTGGAAAGATAGACTCTATATCCTTAACAGATACACTCTTTGTATTGATGACACTAGGATCAAGCCAGATCAACCAGCAGTCACTACTCTCAAAGGCACACTCAGTCAGAGCTATAACTTTAGGAACAAACTTGATAGGATCTAGTATCTCATTGTAAGGAATAGTATTACCTTCAGTTCCATTATGTCTGCTAAACTCTTTTATAAATTTAGGATAGTCCTCTACCTCCATCAGGTTATGATAGTGGATATTAGCAGCCTTGGGAAGAGAATAGTTTGATAGATCAAGATTGTAGTAGTAACAATGAAACTCTATTTTATTTTCCCAGTTATCTTTGAACTCACTGAGAAGTGTGCTGGTACTCTGTTGAAGAAATGCCTCATCAAAGGCAGTTACAATTTTATATTGCATCTACTTTATTCCTCATTAGTAAGTAAGAATAATCTATATTCCATTCGGCTGCATACTGTCCATCAATAGGACGCTTAACACTCCACTCTTTAAACCAAGGACCACCTGTTGTGAAGTGTACATTCTTTGGTTTTACTTCTTCTGGTGAATGACCATCAAGCCAGTTCCATTCTTCATGCATACTCCCTACGGCACTATCCTTATCAGGCAACCATTGAAACTGATGCAGGTAAGAACCAGATTTATTATTAACTTCCAGTGGTGTCAGCTTTCGATTAAGTTCATGTCCACAATTCCATAGTACCAGACTAGACCAATTCTTTTTAGGATAAGCTACCTGTTCTCTGCCATCCATCTTGTACTGATCAAGGGGTTCATACTTATGCTTTACACAATAAAGAGGAAAGAAATCATTATCATATTCCTCAAACAATTCATTAATGTCTGTTCTGGGATACATATCACAGTCCATATATAAAGCCCATCCTTCGTACATCATCAAGGCTGGTATCAGAAACCTGCTAAAACTAAACTCAGTAGAGAAAGGTCTTTGATCTATCTTATCTATGTACTGTCCATTAACAATCTCATAAGGTCTATAATGCATACCCATCAATTCAAGAATATCTTTTCTAAGAAACTTAACATGAATAGGTTTGGGTGAGTTCTCTTCAATAATATATTTTAATACAGTACAAGCAGCTTTCTCTTTAGGATCATAGCCTATAAAAATTGTATTTATTCTTTCATCTTTTCTCACAGTAGTCTCCTTATCCGTATTTTAAAACTAAATATAAAAATCCCCAAAGAAGAAAAAGATCAGCGCATATAGACCATACGATATATCCTTTGAATATCCATTTACCTGTTTCTTTTATAGGTTTTTTCATTTATCTTTTTCCATAAAAAGGGAAGGCACTCAATGAATGCCCTCCCATCTCCTTATTTAAATTCAATGAGCTTCGGCATTTTATCTTCTGGAATATCTTGTCTAAGCTTGATGATAACCATTCCATTGTCAAACGATGCTTCTGTGACTTCGATATTCTCTGCAAGATCAAATGTCTTTGTGAAAGCTCTGCTTGCTATGCCTTTATGTAGAATGTTTTCGTTGCCCTCCTTCTCAGAGTTGTTTCCACTTATGGTTAATCTTTGTTCTTCCTGAACCACTTTAACTTCTTCCTTTGTAAAGCCAGCCAAAGCTAATTCAATCTTGAACTCCGTGTCTGATTCCTTAATCAGGTTATGAGGTGGATAACTTTGGTTATCATTCTCAGGCATATCCATTATTCTTCTGAACAACCTGTCATAACCTATGGCCCTTCTCTCAAAATTCAGTAGAGAGGGTGTGTTAAGGAACTTCCAATCACCTTCTAGTCTTACATTCATAGCATTCTCCTTTTCAGCAAGAGGTTATGGAACCTACCATTAGCATTCCATAGTTATATTATACTACATTTTTCCATACTTGTCAAGTCTTTTCTAGATATGTTATAGCTCTTTTAAGATTGTCAGTACTATCTCTTAACATTCCCAACCCTATGTTACATGAATGACAAAGCCATCCTCTAAATTTATCTGTCTTATGACAATGATCTGCTGTCCACAATCCCTGATTTTTTCTTCGAGGGGCTACTTCATTTTCGTTGCCATTACAAATACGACAGCGATAATCTTTTGGAGGATATGGATTTTCTTTTAATAGTTTTCTACTTATGTAAACTAATTTAGTACGGCATTTACTACATCTTTCTTGTCTATAATTACGTGCACCTGTAGCAAAACCGAAGGAGGTGAGTGGTTTATATTCTTTACACATAGTACATTTCTTTCCCTCTCCCTCTGACTTTGAAAAATCATAGGCATCTACAAGTTCAAATAATGATAGTTGTTCAGCCATTGTTAAACTCCACAGGTTCCACCTGATCCTGTGATCTCACAGATGTCATGAGGCTGTACATTATCCTCAAACTCCTCACCTAATTTTTCAATAGCTTCACTATAGGGGATCTTAGTTAAAGGCTGACCACCCCTACATCCATCAGGATAACAGGTAAAGCCTCTTAGTCTGTGAGCATACTTAGCCAAGGTTTGAGCAAAGTCTTCTACCTTACCTTCATTGTTATCTTCTGTATCCCATGCTGGTAGATTAATCGTAGAAGAGATAGCCATGTCTACATACTCTTGAACATTAGCTTGAAAGTTTAATCTCCTTTCATAGTTAGTTACCAGATCAAGGGCAGACTCAATACTCTCAGGCTTCACATCATAAAGCTCAATCATCTCCTGTGCAGCACTATCAACTACATACTGGTAGTGCCATCTCTTATTCTTTAGATACCTTCTCTTATAAGCTACAGCAAAGATAGGTTCTACCCCAGTAGATGTACCTCCCAGTATTCCTATTGTACCAGTAGGAGCTACGGCTCTGACAGCTACAGGAACAGAGATGTTAAGTGTATGAGCAAAAGCTCTGGCTACCTTATCTGACTCTGCTTCATAAACCTTGAACCATCTATGCAGTTCTGGTGTGGTTTCATACTTGTGTCCACGTTGTATCAACCACTCATGAAGCCCCATCAAGCCAAGTCCTAAACGTCTATTTGAATTTCTAACTTCATACACTTTCTCGTAAGGGAGTGTAGCTCTGAGTGTCCCACACAGTAGAAACTTTGTGGCAAGTTGGACAACCTCTTGCAACTGATTAAGGTCATCAATACGAGCAAAATTGAGACTACCCAAATTGCATACATCACTATCATCTTCACTCGTAACTTCGGTACAGGCGTTGCGGAGGGTTTCGTTTTCCTTCTCGAAGAAGTTGAACGAGAATCCCGGTTCTCCTGTTCTAAGAGCCTGATGTATATTAGTCCTAAAGACATGTCCCAGATCTCCTTTCTCCCAATAGTTTAACAACCATTCGGTATCATAGTTTACACTGATGTTGGTCATATCCAGAGGTGCAGGGAAGTTAAAGTCTTCCTGTTTAATATCAAACAAAGTCTTACCTGTACTGCCCACAGGCATATCAAACCAGTTCTTGGCAGTTAGAAACTTATCAACATCATCGTGCTTCCAGTTCAGGGACGCATAGATAGCAGACCTACGACTACCTCCCTGCATAACCTTCTGACCTATGGAGTTAATCATCTGCATCTTAGGGATTGGGCCAGAAGCTACACCACCTGTACCCTTCAAGGTTTGTCCTTCAGATCTGTAAGTAGAATAGTCTACGCCAATACCACCACCTGTCATCAGACAGGACTCAGACTTCCAAGACAGGTTGGCCCAATCTTCTCTGGTATCTTCCTCTGCTTTAAGAAGATAACAATTATTAAAAAACTTCTTGTCTCTTCCTGCATAGTAGAGATACCTCCCTCCCGGCAAGAACCTGAGATTGGAGATATGATCTATCAATGCTTCCTTCTCATCTTTACTAAGATAGGTTTGACATACATCCTCTACCAGTGTACAAGCCAACTCATGAAAAGTCTCTGCTCCCTCATGGGAATACTTAGTATAAAAAATATCTTCACTGAACTTAGATCTGAATTGTGGATTACGATTTGACTTGAACATGTTTTCCCCTCTCTATTAAATCATTAAATAGATCTGCTTGTTTATCTTCTTCTGGATACTCTAATTCTAAAAGCAGTTGTGCATAGTGTATTACTTTTAGTATGTCTTCCTTACCCTCTCCTTTCTTATTATGTCTGGTTATATATTTTACAATGTTAGCTTCACATGTATTTAAATTATTATAATGAGAATAAACTGTGGGCTGTATAACACAGTCTTTATAGTGATCTCCTCCTACCTGTACATCAAGTGGATTTATTTTAGTAGATGAAGGAACTAAATTTTCTTCTGACATTTTCTGTATCCCCTGATTTAACTGCTTCATATGCAAACCCTCTTATCTTGGCAGGAGCAATCCCTGCATAATAACAAATAACTTCAAAGTCTTCACAAGCTGAAGTAAAAAACCAAGCATGTGCTTCCTCTCTTTGAACTGTTATATCTTTATGTTCTCCCTTTCTGTAAGGCTTGGAAACATCTACCAGAGCTTGAAGAATAACTGAAATATATAAAGTTTTATATGGATTTTTTTCATTTAAATCATACAGGTTAGAAGTAGTAGATACTTTAAAGACTGACATGTTCTTGAACTGGCCTATAAAATTTACCGCCCACATAATTATTATAGTAGGCTGGAAGGGTAGTGTCTTCAAGGGTTGCAGTAAGAACATTATACTTCATTTGATAATAGCACTCATAATATCTCAAGCTTCTTTTGTTTTTAAACTCCGCTATAATTTCAAACTTAAATTTCTTTTTACCAATCTTTTCTATATCTTCCAACAGATGCTTACTAGATCCCATATAAATTTTCCAATTGGATTCAGATTTCTTCTTACCTTTCTTATAATTAAAGTATTGCTTGCATCCTATATAAGCTTTGTTTGTGTTAAGATTGGTAATATAATATACAAATCCAAATTGAGTCAGGTCTGGTTTAGTTTTATAAGTCCAGTGCATTACCAATCCGCTACTTCCATAACATCAGGTTCCTTATGTACTTGTACAAGATACCTCTTACCTTTTGCGTATTCAAATACACGTAAGCCCTTCCCCTGATTAGTATCAGCCCAACATTCTCTTTTATAATTACAATACACACAACCAACAGGGAGCTTAAGATTACCAGACTTACCATCAGGAACAGCAGAATAACATCTATCAGGTACGTTATTGTTTGATATAATTTCTTTAAGATGTTTAATTCTGGAACGTGCATTAATCATCTCCACTGAATGCAGGGGAGAAAGACATATCTCCCCAGTTGATTTATCTATAGCTAAGAAGGCGGCTTCATCTAAACCATTGGCTTCTGCATAGGCAGAGATCTGTCCTATATATCCAAAGGGGTCATCATTTATTAAGTTATTTGTTCTGAACTTTTCAAAGCCTCTTCCTGAAGCACTCTTACAATCAACCACTACTCCATCTATGATAGCATCATGATGTCCCTTCACTCCTTCCAACTCAACTTCCTTCTGTTGATCCTCTACCTTATGTCCTGAAATTGAGGACAACAAAAGTAAAAGTTCTTCCAGAATATATCCATAGAGAAACTTAATTCTTGTACTGGGTTTAAGGGTACTCTCTTGGTTAGTAGTTTTGGAACCATACCAGAGTTGTCTGTCTGGTTTACCAATAGCTGACAGTCTTAAATTTCCATTGGACTGTGGTTGTTCATATAAAAATTCTTTAATATGTTTCTTCAGCATTTCCCCAAAAGAATCAATATATTCATCCACCTCTTTCTCTTCCATTTGTATAGGATCAAGGGAAAATAATTTATAGATGTCTGCAACTAATGTATCAATTGTTTTCATATTAAAAAAGGGAGAGTAGTAAACCTACCATAGGCTACTACTCTCCAAGTCTCCTTTAGGGTTTAGGAAGCGAAAGGAATTTCTTCAGCTTCATTATTGACATAGCCTCCTTCAACTACATCAAACTCATCAACATTATACTCAACCAAGTCTACTACTTGCACGGCATTAAGATAGCCCTTAACGCCCCCACCATACTGCGTGTATGGTTTGGGAAAGTAACTGGCATTAACACTAGAGCCATTTCCGATACGCTTACTAGAGGGGAAAACATTGCGCTCAGAATCCTTCACCGTCATGGGGCGAAAAGAACCATCCTTACTACGTGCATACTGTTTCAGGGTAACAAAGTCTCCTCTTTCATCACCCTTGTTTTTGATGGTAAGACCATCGGCTTCTGCAACCTTTTTATTCTTAGCATTAAGATTGCAAATCTCTATGCTCCATTCCCCATCGGGATTAAACTTAGTATTAGGGGCAATCACATGCGCCCAATATGCCTGTCCAGAAATTACACTCATTTACTTTACTCCTTTTGATAATAACATTCAGATTATAACGTTCTACTTTAAATTTTTCTTTGCCGATTTTTCTCCTTCCATATATAAAGCCTATCTGTTTTCCTGACTTATTTCAGATATAAGTTTTTTCTTTACTTTCTGATAGTGAGAAATATTATCTTCTATAAATTTCCAATCTCCTCGTCTTTTATGATTCTGAAATCTTGAAATTTCTCTTTCTAAATATCCTACCTCATAGATTTTATCTTCAATCGTTTGCTCCATTACCAACTACTCCTATTCTACTTTAATAGTACCACATAATAAATACTTTGTCAAGCACTTTTTTAATGAGTGTCTGCCCATGTTAAACCTTCTTTGTATTCACAATCCAGAGGACACTTCATCTTTAAAGTTCTCTCAGCTTCTTTCATTGCTTCCTTAGTTATCTGTCCAAATCTTTTGGTATCTCCCTTAGCTACTTCAAACTGATACTCATCATGTATTGAGGCTACAAGCTTTACATCTATCCCTGTCTTTCTAATGCGTTCATCCATATGAACAAGCCATTGCTTACACACGATTGCTCCTGCTCCCTGTAGTAGAGTATTGAGGCTGGCATAAGAAGCTCTGATCTGTAACTGTCTTCCATCCAATGCTCCTACAGTTCCCTCCTGTGATTTTTCCATAACATTATTTCTTAGTAGCTTTAGCTTCGGCATATTTTTTAGGAAGTTATCAATTAATTCCTGTCCTCTCTTGGCATTACCTCCTACCACCTTACCTATCTTGGATGATCCAGCCCCATAAAGAAAGGCATAGATGAAAGTTTTTGCTTGATCCCTGTTGGTTAGTCCAGCAGCTTTCATGTTAGCTGTATGGACATCACCAGTAAGAACCTCTTTAGTAAAGTCTTCATCTTCCATGTAGTGAGCAAGACATCTTAACTCCAGACCACTGGCATCTGTACCTACCAGAGTATGGGTATCAGAATTAGAGACTGTCCATAGTTCCCTGCATTCCTTACCATAAGGACTATAACTGGCTGGTACTTGGGCCATGTTAGGACTGTGATGGGCCATCCTACCTGTTACAGTTTTAAGAGTAAGCACTCTCCCTCTTACTCTCTCATCCTCATCACATGCCTGTATCCAAGACTTGAGCAAGCCTGTACGTTTCTGTAAGAGGAAGTATCGGCTAAACATTTTAGCTTCTTTCATATTTATTTTGTCAAGAATTTCTTCTGATACTACTACGTTTTTCTTTGTACTGCCGTCCTTTAATTCTATCTCCTTTCCAAATTGTTTAGGCTTCCAACCAAGTTCCATTAAGCGTTCCGCTATTTGCTTACGACTTGCTATATTGAAAGGGATATACTTAGTCTTGGTCTTGAGCTTAACCTCTGTAGGTTTAAACATCTCCTCTGCTGTACGTTCCAGTTCATGTTGTTCATCTTCAAGCTGAGACAATAACAACATAGCTTTACGTATATTAAAAGCAAACCCATTCTTTTGTTGCTGATCTATGATAAGTCTTATTTTTCTTTCAAGGTCATACGATCTAGATGAGAACGCAATACCTTCTTTTGATAAGACAGCCGCCATCCTCCCAGTAAGTTCCGTATCACGCTCACAATACTGCAACATGTCTTCACTGAATGTCGTAAAGTCATTACACTCTCCTTTAGAAAATTTTAATCTCTTTCCCCATGCTTCCAGAGAATGACCACCCTCCCTGATAGGATTAAATAATTGGGATTCAATTAGAGTATCTCTTATCTGAGATGGTTTAATAGTAGATCCTGTTAGTCTATTTAAAATAGGGGCATCGAAACTAATTCCATTGTGCATGATGAAAGTATCTATAGCTTTAGACCAAGAAGCAAACTCTCTACACTCATCTCCAACCCATGTCTTTACCTCATTGGTTTCATAGTTTCGGGCGGCGATACAATGTATTAAGCTTGCTTCCAAACCGTCTGTTTCAATATCAACTATTGCCTTTGTCATATGTCATGTCCACCTGATAAGCTTGTTTAATAGGGATGTGAAAAAACAACTCGCCTTTCTTTACATATCTATTTGATGCTTCCTTGACTTCACTTTCCAGTACCGTATCTCCATCTATATGCCATGCCTTACTACAGTCATGATTAAAAACTATGAAAGTTAACAAGCAATGTCTGTAATCTTCCTTCCACTTATCCAGTAATCTTTTCTTTCTATGAGGGATACGTAATTCATCCCATGTATCGGGCCACTCTTCTTTCCATGCATACTTTATTTCCACTTCATAGAGTTGTGCATCTCCTCCATCATCTGTCTTAACAGTCAGGTCAAAGTAAGTAGTCTCTTTAGAATTAACGGTACATCTTGGTTGAGTATGTTCTAACCATCCAATCATATGTTTCTTGGCTGTCGTATCGGCTATGTCATATGTTGTTTTACTAAAGGGTTTCTTCATTGTTATTCTCCAGTATTTTTTTAAAGTGTTTGCCTACCTTTATCACCTGATCTGGTGTAGCATTTGTCATAATAGTATTAGCTAAAAAACTTACCCACTGTACATTACCTTTTATATATCCCTTATTACTATTAATTCTATCCAGAGATACCGTTTGATGTTTCTCTTTTCCTTTAACATATCTACTTCCTATTATAAAGGGTAGTCCTAAAGCTGGACACTTTTTATCTTTGGGAAATATACTTTTTAAGTATTCAGGATCTAAATCGAAATCTAAATTAAAAGATTTGGCTCTAGTTTTTATAGCTGAACACCTTCGTTTAAACCAGTAGGGATCATTAAAATCTCCCCAAGCTTTTTTATTTCTTTCTCTCTTCAATTTATTTAATCTTTCTTTGTGTCCTTCTATATATTTTTTATTTCGTTGGCTAGAATATTCTTTATTATCCTGATACCATTGTTTACCGTATGCAAGAATACTCTCTTTATTCTTTTGATAATACTTTTGATTATATGTTTGTCCTTCGTACTGTTCCCAACTCCATTTATAATTATTTTTAAGAGGCATCATCATTCTCCATAAAAGGATTATCAACCTGTGTCATTCTACCTGTTTCTTTATTGTAATGTAGATGACAAGCTATGCCTGTATCCCCAGTGTATCGGTTCTTAAGGATACGAAGAGTAGTAGTGTTAGCTTCCATCTCATCCTCTGCCTGTTGATTTCTTTCCAATCCAATAACGCTGTCTGATAGATGACCTATGCTGGCAGATCCCCTAAGATGCGACAGGGTTATCTCTCTGCCATCCTCATGGCCTCTGTCTCCTGCTGGCCTACGCAAGTGAGAGACAAGCAACAGAGCCACACCTGTCTCCTCTACAAGGGATCTTAACTTAGTCATAAGAACATCAATAGACTTTCTCTCATCCCCAAACTCTTCGTTCCCTGATATGAGTATGGAGAGGTGATCCAGAAATATCCACTTACAATCCAAGCCCTTCGCCATGTACCTTACTCTGTCCAGTATCTCATCATTAGATACAGAACCGAAATGATCAAAGGCATAGAACCTTTTACTGTCAATAGTTTTCTTTTGCCATCCCTTCAGTTGTTCTCTGGTATACTTTTCCCTAATCTCTTTAATATACAGTCGGGCATTGGCTTCAACAGACATGATATTGAATGCTGTATTTTTAGTATTCTCTTCCATACAAAGAAGCCCTATGTTATCCAGAGTACTGGTCATAACATGATGTATTAGTTCTCTGATAACACTACTCTTGCCCATCCCTGCCCCACTGGTGAATGTAACAAGTTCACCAGTACGTATACCATAGGTCTTCTCGTTCATCTTAGACCAAGGGTAAGGACAAGTCTCACAATACTCTTCTTCATAGAGACTATCCCCCAGATCGGCAAGATTAACTATACCTGCTGGAGTATAAGGCTTAGAGTTCCACCATGCCTGAGTAAACTTTTCTCTTTGTCCTGTTTTTAAATACTCATTTGCATCCTTTAGTTCTAGGTTGGCAATCTTACACTTGTTAGGTTCAAAGAGTTGGGCTACTTTTTTAGATGCTTCCCTTCCCTGCTTATCATTATCAAAACATAAGACAACTGTTTCAAACTTGTTAAGATAATCGAAAGCTTTCTTACAGTTATCCAAGGCTGATGGCGCACCGTTCTTGATTGAGACAACAGGCCACTTACTGCCCATTAACTCATAGGCAGACATAGCATCTATCTCTCCCTCACATACAGTGATATACTTACCGCCTTGATTAAATATGTTCTGCCCAAAAAGTAAGGCATTGGATAGACTACCCTCAGACCAGAACTTTTTACCTACTACTTCCCTTACTTTATTTGCTATATGATTTCCATCAGCATCAAAGTACTGATAGATATGATGGGTAATATTACTACCTGTCTTCTTGACTTGAGTATTAAACTTCTTAACAGTATCTTTAGCTATCATACGATCAGGTATAGCGTCTATCATTCCTTTCATTTTACAGTACTCAGAGCTTTTCTCTGACATAGGAATAATCTGAGCGTTCTTAGTTTCTTCATTACCAAATCGTGTCTCGCAACTAAAACAAAATGAATGTCCATCTTCATGTTGAACATTTGCATTACTTGCCCCACACTCAGGACAAGTCCCTCTATTCGGCCATTGAGTAGCCATTTAAATCTCCTGTTGTTTATTTGGTTTACTCTTTCTTATTCGATAAGTCAAGTCAGGATCATACCCTAGATGTCTGCATAAGGTATAGCGATACTCTACCTGTTCCTCTGCTTCTCTCTTAGTTTTAAACTTACCTACAGAAATCTTTTCTGTATTTCTATCAAGAATAACTTCCCATTCAGACTTCATCAAAAGTTTCTCCCCATAAGTTTCTAACAAAGTCTTCCTTGTCAGCCATGATTTCATCAATCTCTCGCTTGGCAAACTTTTTAGACTCCTTCTGGGTGTACCCTTCTTCACTGTATTGTCTAACCAATTCTCTAAATAAGTTTTGCCTGTCCTTCTGCCATAAATTTTTACTCATCTAACTCTGCCCATTTCTTGTTAGCGTTGACATAATTTAATTCAGATAATTCTTTACGTAACTTAATTATAGTTTCCTCTTTTTCTTCCAAGTGTTTTTTTAAAACCTGAATATATTTATTGAGTTTCTCTGTCTGAGTTGTCATCTGCACATTTACCTTCTAATAATTTTACTATATCTATCCACGTATCGGTACAAGAAACAGGAGAAGACAATACTTTATTAATATTTTCCCATCTTTCCTGAGATATAATTTCTTTTGACATACTAGTACTAGAGTTTAATAAAAATACTAGAAATATTATTGATATATATTTCATAATATATTCCTTTATATATAATTATATATTACACTATTTAATTAGATGTGTCAAGATAAAAGATGTGTGTCCCTACCTGACCTAATGATTTAAAGTAGGGGTTTGATGCCCATCTGGGGGAAACATAGCTTGCATGATAGTGAGTGGAACCCACTGTCTGCTTTACTTGTATCCCCTTGAGTGACATTTCTGCAACGTTGATAGATTTAATTAACCCTGCCATATCCGTAAACCTTTCTGGTCTACCATCACACCAATAGCTGAAGTGGCATTTGTCCCTGACAGGATTGCCTTTCCAATACTTCCCCTGATGTACTACTCCACATATTGTATTAGGATAGTTGCTACTTTCTTTTCTTGTTAGTATTACATTAGCTACACTAAGCATAGCAAGCATACTCTCTGACCTTGCCTCATGATACAGAGCTTCAACCAAACAATTAAAATTATCTGCCTTGGCTGTTGGCATTAAAAGAAAAAGAAATACTAAAGCTGATACTAACACTCTCATTGTAGCCTCACAATATGTATGTCTCTATTAAACCATAGGTCAGTACCCATCCCTATCTTCATAAGAAATTCAGAGGCTTCCATCTTAGTATTAAAGTGCTGCACTCCTTTTCCTTCTGAGTCTGGTAGGATCTCCATTGATTGAAGATCCTTTGCATCCTCAACGTGTACTATAATATATGACATAAAAAACCCCTTAGTTACGCCTTATAATAATAAAAATAATAACAATAAGATATCCATTTTATCCCTCCCTTGGAAATAAGTTGCCTAGTATTGAACCGTCTTTTATTACACTTTCACTTTCCTTATCTTCATATGATGCTCCTCCTACATTAGTTCGTTGGATATCATTATGATTTAACTCAGCCCAATATATCTCTAAGGCTTCTGTCTCCTGATGGGCTATGAACTTATGCATCTCCCCTGCTGGTACGATAGAAGTATCGCCAGCAAACAGGTGAGTGCTGTCACATAAGCCATAGTCTTTCCATCTCTGGATCTCTAACTCACCGCTGATAACATAGAACATATTGATCTTTGATTGATGCTTATGTTGTGAACAATACGCTCCAAGATCTACCTTAATTCTATGTACTTCTACGGCTGGTGATTGCAGTATAGGTTCTGTACTACCCCATACCTTACCTTCGATGACACTCATCTTACTTCTCCTCCAACCTAAAATAAATGTAGTCATCTCCTAACGTAATAGATTTAACATTAGGGTTAACCCTTTGTTTTCCCACATAATTCCAGGTCAGGTCAGGGTTAGTGGTTGTCTGTTGATGTACTTCATCAAAGAACTCTTTGTTGTCTATGTAAAAAATAAGATTTGTTATCATAGAAAATACTATAAACATCTACTTCTCCTTGTATACGATGTGTAATTTAGATACTATCTCTTTAACTATACCATCAAGATAGGGCTGTAACCCTGCTCTGTGTATGTTAAATAATTTTTTATGTTGTTCAAGTTCTGATTCAAGAGCTTTAATCTTTAAATCTTTTTCATCTAGTTCTTCATCAGCCATTGTCTCTCCTAACTTTTAATATTTTTCTTGTATGATCCAACTGAGCTTGTCTAAAACTATGGTCATACATACTTTTTCTTGGTCCTCTTTTACCTAATGCTATATTTTTACCTCCACTCATAAAGATTTTCTTACCTTTTTTACTCATTTGTCTCTCTCCTCTTCAAGACTTCTAATAATACCAAGTAGTTCTCTGACATCAGCCCGATAGAGTGACCAGTACTTCTCTTTGTCCAAGTCACCCCTGCTGTTATCAGCCCTCTTTAAATTAGCCAAGGCTATGTCCTTGACTTGTTCTATCCTTTCTTTTCTGAGTTGCATTACTCCTCCTCGTCCCCAACTAAAAAGTCTACTCTGAACAAGCCTTCGCTGTCTTTACTATACACTGCGTGAATTTTATTATCGACAACAAAGTTCCTAACTAACTCTTCTACTTTAGAACGTGGATATATATTATACTGTGCCATTATCCTTCCCTCCTACTCACAGGTAAATCATCTGGAACTACACTGACATGCCATGCAAACTCTCCATCATCACTCACATAGTCCTCTATGAATTGTGTTTTAATTCGTATGGCATGAGCTTCTAAAAGTTTATTAACAAGATCAATAGCTTTCTCAAAGCCATCGCTCTTATGACTATCGTTGAATACTAATAAGTTATTCATCTTCTTTCTCCTTTGGTAAGTAGACATCTACTATACTCTTACATGCAGGGCAACTGAGGTTAGTGACCATAGCATAGTTCTCATCTTCATGTTCTATGTCATGATCACCGCCCCAGATTAACTCTGTCTTGCAGTGCCAGCAGTTCACGCTGCTAACGCCTCCCATTCTGGAGACGCTAACATCTTCCTGACCTTATCTTCTCTGTTAACCTTCACGTTATGTGGGGAACCAGTTTTATTATTCATGTTATGAGGATGTGAAGACCAGTAGGTAGCCGCATTGTATGCAGTCCAGAGGGTTCCTTCCTCTCTCTGACCATAGGTTTCATAGTGTCCACGTCCATGTATGTGACGGTTCTCTTCATCGAAGATCTTCATGAGGTTAGATAGCATAACTTTGTTAGCTACCTTCTTCTTACTGACATTATCAGTACGTTGAGCCAGTGTTTTAGTGAAGAGATTGATAGCCTGATATCTTTTTAATGGGGTATCATACCAGTTACGCATCTCCTCAAGACCAGAGCCTGAGATAAACTCACCTGCCGTCTTAACCTTAGAGGCAAATCCAGAGATGTTGAAGTTCTTGGTATGCCTACCATAGACATAGGCCAGCTTGTCACCTGATACTAATGTATTGTAGCAGAAACTTCTCCATAGTCCCATCATACCATTGTTAGCCCATGTCCTGTTATGAGAAGTCCTAAAGACAAACTCAGGGGTAACGACATCTTTATTTTCACGCATGGTCATCTGATGGGCAGGGAATTTAGCTCTCAGTTCAAGCTTGGCTCCTCGATCATAGACATCAGTTGTAAACGTAGCATCAGTCATGTCTATCTCAGCTTGTTTGAGTGCCTGTTCTACACCATCTACTATCTCTGCATACTGAACAGGGAAGTACTCATCAGAGACAATACCTATAGGTTCTTTAGTATCTGTACGCCTCAGACCTACCCCTATCTCTGAAGGAATTTCAGCAGATTTTATAACAGGAATAGATAAATTATCTGGTTCCCATTGGTGCATCAGTGAGAACTTCTCTACCTTAAAATCTATTTTACTATGATCAAACATATTCTTCTCCATTAGTTGTATCTTCATTATAACATACTACTCAGTGATTGTCAATAAATTCTTTGTATCCGTCTTCAATCTCAGTTAACTCATCTTCAAGCCACTCATTTAATTCTTTAGTATCGAGTGGTTCACCATCCATATCTTCTATGTATGCTTCTATCATTGAAGATGCCCATGCATCAGGAGCATGAGAAGAGTTAACACTCACATAATCATACACTTCTGTTGATGTTTTAAAGTTAAACTTCATTGTCCTAATCCTCCATAAAATACTATAAATCCTGCGATAATTATTATCCCAATAAGAAATAAAAATAAATCTTTCTTCATGTTAATAATACTCCTTCATCTTACAATAGTCTTTTATAATAAATTCTCTGGCACGTTGACTAGCTTCATCACCATATTTTATCTTTATGTAACTTACTATTGTGGACATGCTCCATCCCTTAGACTTCTTAGTATCTTTATTTACAGGGCCAGAGTTAGCTTCATCCATAATGGACAAAACTATTTCTTCTATATTGATTGGACTATCCATAGTCTTGTTCCTTTTTGTGTTTGAGTTTACGAGTATAGCTATTCTTTCCTTTCTTAACAGCTACAATTTTGTGGCTTAAATGTCGGAGCCACTTCCAATATGGGTTACGTTTCTTCATCTTCCTTATCCTTCATAAGTTGTACAACCTGAGACATCAACCATCCTATTAGAAACTCAGGGTGCTGGCTGGGCAGCTTGTCCATCTCTGATTGTAGTTCTTCTAGTGTCAATGTAATACCCTCTTATCATCTGTATCTTTAACACTCTCAATTGCTACGTTAAACATACCGATTGTACTTTCCTTACCAATAGTTTGTACATATAATTTAAGACATGTACTTAACAACGCACCCGATACCATTAGGATATCAGACTTACTTTCATCAGGTGGTGATGTCTCTCTGATAAGGTTCCATAATTTATTTTGAAACTCTTGGAGTTCTTCATCTTCAGTCATGGTTTTTTCCTCAACATATCTAAAAGCTTCTCATACTGCATGAGCTTGGCCCTCAGTTTTTTAATTCTAATGTGACTATTCTGCAACTGTTCTTGCAGATCCCTCACATTTCTTTTTAAAATTTCTGTCTCGCTCATAGCTTATGTAACTCCTCTTTCAATTCCTCTAACTGAGCTATACTTTCCTCGCATAAGTAACGCTGCGTTTTTATTCTATCTATAATTACCCCTACTCTGCCGTGCTGAGTCGCTTTTATTTTATCATCCCTCAATTCCTCCAACTCAGTTATATTTTTCTCACATAAGTAACGTTTAGTTTTTACTTTATCTATACATAGATTTACTTTGGCTTTTACTTGGGGGATTTTCCCCATGATATAGGCATCATCCACTGGCATATGTATTTTCTTCAGAGAATTTTTCATGCTACCCTCTCAATCTTAATTGCGTTGGGATAATCTTCAAGTAAAGCGGCGGTATCTTCATACAGTTCCGCTGCCTCAGATACCAGTGTCCTCCCTATGCCAGCACACGCACAACATTCATGCTCCATGCTTGAGGATAGATCAGATGTCATGGCAATAGAGCCAGCACCATCACAGTTAGGACACGTTATAGTTACCTGATACATTTACTTCTCCTTCTTGGCAAAAAGTTTATTGCAATACTTACTGAACGATACTCTATTGAATTTTATATTTTCTTTTTCGTTATCAGAAAATAAACTCACTTCAAAGCGTTCGCCACTAGCTGCATTAATTAATATAGAAGTGGTATATCCTCCCCACTTATTACATTTTCTTGCCCCATTAACAGAGACATCTTTCACATTATGAAAACTTAATTGCTGTTCTAGTATAGCAGAAAAATTGTTTGTGCAATTCATGGCGGTGTATGGTGTAGGTTCAATTGTTCTAGTATAAATCATTTTACTACCCTCGTTTCAGTTACTGTTAATTGTACTCTGTCAGGATACTCCATGTCATCAGGATCATCAGGGTTTATGCTTACCTGATCTACTCCTAGTTTATCTAGTAAGCCTTCCCATTCAAAATTAATACCCATTGATTTTTCAAACATGTATCTCTCCAGAATTACTTGTCTCATCCTTCCATCTCCTCTACTTCTTTATGTGCTAATACCATTGCTTCAATCTCAGCTTGTCCTACATCCTTGAACTTCTTTAGCTGTTCATCCAGATGTTTGTTATAAACTTCTTCATAGATTGTATCGTTTGTTTTATTACTCATTTGCTTTCTCCTTATACTTTATAGTACCACACCCCTACATGATGTCAAGCATATTGGAGCCGTGACCCACACATAATGTAGTTGTTTTTCCAGGTAAGTCCTTGATATATATAAATAAAATATATATATGAATAAAAAAATAGAGGTGTGATATTTCTACCACACCCCTTGAGTTTAGGACTAACCAAATTAATCTCTCTTTACTAGTCTAGCATTAGGCTTGTTGGATGTATGCTTGGCACTATCCAATATCTTTTGGCATATCATACCGTACCCCATGCCAGTGCAAAATGCTACCAGAACTATAATTAAAACGTCCATTACTTTAATCCTTTCGCATACTTTAAAGCTTCTCTGTGACTGCCAGTGAAGTAACCTAACACTTGATACATGGCTGATCCCCATATCTGATCATAATCTCTCCACGCTTCTAGCTTACCGCTGTTATGTAAAATTAATACCCAATTCTTTTCCATCTATTTAATCCTCTCATCTTTATCTATAAATTTATAGTTGACTTCATCCATTGTAGTTTCAGTATCAACATCAACAGGCATAGTCCACACCATGAACCTAGATCTAGCAGACTGCCAAGCTTCATCTTTGGTAGCAAATACCTGAGCATTTGTTGCACGTTCACCATCAGCCATAATAAAAACTGGTTTATAATTCATTGGTTTAAATCCTTTCAATTGTTTGCACTCTTCAAGCCAATGTAAGGATTGATTACCTTATCATTGGCTATCAGAATATTAAGTTAGCTTATGTTAATAGTTCTGTCTCTCTATCCATATCCAACACATCTCCTAATGTCATGTTGTCTATGTAATGTCTAATGTTTTCTTTCTTATTCTGGATGTAATCCTCCTCTAATTGTCTAGGCGTATACCATCCAGCATTTTCTAGTTGTTCTAATAGATCAATATCATTAGCTTCAATGTCTAACATGAATAAATATGTTAGGTTCTCCATCTCATATTCTAATCGTTGTTCGTGCATATCCTCAACACCAACACTAGAAAACTTATTAATCAATCCTTTGATAAAATTATCTGCCTTATCCTCACATATCAAAGCTATGTTGCCCCATGTTCTAGCATTATCTAGAGTAGCACAATCATGGTATTCTTCTTGATGTATTTGCATTGTCTTATCCCTTTCTAATGAGAAGTTTTAAAGCTTGTATAGTTTCTTTTAATTTTGGATGGTTGCCATTCCTTATTTGAATATTTCTTAGCAACCATCTAATATTATTTTTATTTGTTAAATCCTTTCTACTATCTGGAATATCAAAACCATTATCTAATTCCATTGTCTTATCCTTTCAAGTTAATCAATTACAAAGCCAGTGTTATCTTTCTTAGCAGCACCCTTGGCATATAGTGCAACAACATTGGCACCCTTGGCATCAAGAAACCTAAGATCATCCTTATCACCATTAATAACTGGCAATCCTTTGAATGTTTTAGGTATGTTGTTCTTATCCCTAAACACTACAGCCATATTAACATTGTTCTTGATGGCTTTCTTTAAAACATCCTTAGCATACTTTGTATTGGCTTCAGAGTAGGACAAAGTGATATGATAGTTGGATGGCATATCCTTATCAATTCTATTAATACATTTTGTATAATCATAGAACTGTACATCAGGAAACAATTTAACAAGCCATTTAAAATTGATGTCACTAGTGCCATTTAATCTAACAACAGGTATTAGGTCACGTTTAAAACAATAGGCTCTAAACTTCACAACGTCCTCATATAACATCACACTAAACTTGTCTCTGTCATTAAGATATAGTTTTGTTTTACGTATCCTGCTAGCCTGTACACTATTCATTTGTCCACGCCCTGCACTATACAAACATCCTACATGACACTGTGCAGTTTTTGCCATTGGACATATCATACCACCCTTATCCGCAGCAGTGTCATAGGGTGCCATATACATAATAGCTGTTAGGTATATCTCATTGTCGCCCTTAATAGTTTTTGCATTGTTGCCAACGCCAAGTAAATTATATTGTGTCATTGGTTTAATCCTTTGCATCTAAAAGTTTGTTGTCTTCATCAATTACATTCTTTAACCAAGTGTAATAAGTGTTTTTGGCTATGGCTAGATAATCATCATAATCATGAACTTCATGATCAAAACCATTAAGAATATCAAATTCATCTTCTAATTTATTCACCCATTTTTCCAAAAAAGAACCATCACTAAAATTGACACTAACTTCAAATAGCTCACAACAGAATATAAAACGTTGATCAACGGCGTTTGCATATTCTCTGGCATTTTCCCAAGTAGCCAATCGCTTTACTTCATTACTCCAAACTTCTGAGCTAAACTTGTTAAGAACATTTAATTGCATTTGATTAAATCCTTTCTAAATTGATTAAACTTATTCGCCAATACCATAATCTTTGTATTCATGCTCTTTGATAAACCATCTCACTTCTGCGTTAGCTTCAGGACATTGCCTAAAACCATTTTCGCCAATATAGTTTATCGAGAACCATTTATTCAACCAAACTTTACCCTTGTTAAAATCATTGTCCTCGCTTTGAGCAATAATATCACCATTCTCTAATCTTTTAACGCTTTCCGGTTTTACATATATAAGCATTTGGTTTAGTCCTTTCAATTAACTTGCCCTAATTAAGAGTGACATATTGACATATAGAGTCAAACAAATAACACTCTTATCACAAAATTGTGAATATAGTTAACAAATTAAGAATTTAAGCAGTTTTATAACTTGCTCAGGTTATTGGTCCCTATTTGGTAAACAGTTTTATTAATCTAGAAATCAATTGATCTAATTCTTTATCGGTCAATTTGTTTTGATATGGTTTAACAATTGCGAGTATTTCTTGATGTGTTTTTTGCATGGTCTTAATTCCTAAGCATGTTGGTTAAAGTTTACTTCCTACTATATAAGACGGATGAAACGTCCTATTTGTTCCCATAATAATATATTTATTTTATATTCATTTGGATATTCATTAATCCGATACTGGCTATTGTTCTGGATTGTCTAATGAGTAGGCTAATCTAAATAAATGGCAGGATTGATAGGGGATAGCTATTTTATTCTCTTATCCCCGAATATCCAACAAGACAACATGAGCATAAAAACATTTAGGGGAAGGATAAGCCATTACTCTAGATGGCACCATATGCATAGACAATCCTAAACCAGTTCAGAATAATTTAAGGTATCTCTTTTGTGCAATTGTAGTTGTGAGATATTCGCACACACAACCCACACAAAAAAAACTACGGGGCCTCCGAAGATCCTAATATATTAGATGATCATAAAAAATCTTAAAAATCTATGGGGTAATATACTACTAATATCCGATACTTAAGTAGTACTTTAGTATATATTATATATTTTTTTTAAATTAACACTTGCATTGTTAGTAAATATAGTGTATAATAGTACTATGGATAAATTTCAAGAAAGTTACTTAGAGTCTTTTATAAACCTTAAAGGACTTCTCTCACAAAAAGTTAATAGAGATTCAAAAGCAGACTTCCTAACGTTTGTCAAGCTTATGGCTCCTTCTCTTGTGTCTGACTTCAGAATGGGTAGTCACATTAAAGTGATATCCAATAAGTTAAAAGAACTTGAAGATGGAGAAGTTAAGAGGTTGATGGTCTTTCTACCTCCCCGATCCTCCAAGTCAGTCATATGTTCCAAACTATTTCCTGCATGGTACATAGGACGTAACCCTACTCATGAGATATTAACAGTATCTCACAGTGATCAGTTGTCTTCTGATTTTGGTAGGTCTGTCAGGGATCTTGTCAATGCAGAAGAATTTAATAAAATATTCACTGGAGTACAACTCAGGAGTGATGTCAGGGCAGCAGGTAAGTGGAAAACAAATCAAGGCGGTACTTACTATGCTGCTGGTGTCAGATCACAGATAGCAGGTCGGGGAGCGCATATAGCCATACTGGATGATGTGATGTCTGAGGAAGATGCCTTCTCTGATTCAGGAAGAAGGTACATAAAGGAATGGTATCCAGCAGGACTAAGGACCAGACTTATGCCGAATGGATCTATCGTAATAATAAATACTCGCTTTCACTACGATGACCTGTGCGGATGGCTCTTAAAACAACAAGAGGACATGAGCGAATACCAGACAATCCCTTGGGAGGTAATTAAAATCCCGGCATGGCTTGATGAGGAAGCAGCAGACTTACTCGAATTACCAGTAGGCGGTAGCTACTTCCCTGAATGGAAACCAAAGGAAATACTTGAGATAGATGAGAATGAGATCAGAGCCAGCAATGGTAGTCGATACTGGAACTCCCTCTATATGCAAGACCCTACTCCTGAAGAGGGTGGTCTGATTAAAAAGAAATGGCTACAGTCTTGGGAAGACGATGATCCCCCCAGTTGTGACTTTATCATACAAACTTACGATACCGCCTTCTCTACCAGAACTACAGCAGACTTTAGTGTGATCCAGACATGGGGTATCTTTAATGTCTATGATCAGGATGAGCAGGGTTATGAGAGTTATGTTGCCAATCTTATCCTTCTGGGAAACATCAAGGGACGGTTTGAGTATCCCGAACTAAGAAAGCTGGCACAGAAACTCTATAACGATCACAGACCTGATATCTGTATGGTAGAGAAGAAAGCATCTGGACAATCCCTGATACAGGACATGAGGAGAGCAGGACTGCCGGTAATGGAATACAATCCCGACAGGGACAAGATAGCCAGAGTCTATGCAGCTTCTCCTATCATGGAAGCAGGAAGAGTATGGATACCTACCAATAAGAAATGGTCTGATGATCTGATAGAAGAACTAATAAGATTTCCTAATGCGGCTCATGATGATCAGGTAGACGCTCTGACAATGGCAATACACTACATGAAGGAGTCTTGGCATCTGACCCATCCTGATGATCCAGACTTTGATGATGAACCCAGATCTGGAAAGAGTACTTATTGGACCTTCTGATTTGACAAATCGTTAATTGTATGGTATAATAGAGTAGGGGTAAAAAGAGGAATAATATGTCATTATTTTCAATAGCAGCAAAGTTTGCATTAAAGGGTGCGTCTAAGCGTGTGCCTGAAGATATTATGTCGGGAACAATTAGAAGAATTAAACAAG